TCTTTAATTAGGTTTGTACTGTCAGGGCTTACTACTAAGTCGTAGTCTTGTAATAGAGATATCCCATAGGTAACACTACCCTGTCCTTTGATTGATGGCTTGACGTTGCATCCTTTAGCTTTTATTTCGTGTAGTAATCGCACCTCTGCACTATCGCCTACAATAAGACCATCCTTAGCGTGTTTAAGGTTGAGTTGTGCTATCTGTGAGGTTGTGAGTCGTGGTAGGTAAAAACATTCCCTTAAATAGATTATTTTGTTATCTGTATCTATGTTTGTTTCTACAAGGGTTGAGGGGTCTGCTGCAAAACCATAATCCTGCCCCCATACACTAACACCTTTCTTTTTAAACTCGCCAATAGTCCAATTATCAAATATCACACCCTCAGCTTTACTCATCCACGAGCCAAGCATTTGTTGTTTGTATTTCTCAGGTCTGCGTTGTTTCATTTGTTCTATCTGCTCTATGTAGCTTTCGGATAGATTGTCTAAGTTATCTAAGTAGGTAGTGTGAATGTATGTGGTGTTATCCTTACTCGTATTGCTACCTTCCTGTACACCCTTATCCTCAAAGAATCGTGTATAGACAAAATGCTCTTTTGTTGTAGGGTTGAGTATTAAGATTACTCTATTTTGTTTGCCTTGCTGTCTTACTGATAGGTCAATAGTATCAAACTTCTGCTCGTCTGTTAGTTCCTCTGCTTCATCTACTACCCACGTGGTAATGCCTGTGAGTGATTTTAAACTTGCTGTCTGATCGCCTGAGCTTGTCTTGATACCTCTAAAGATTATCTTACTTCCTGATTTTCTATTTATTATCTCGTCCTTTGTTACGTGAAAGTCTGCAATACAATCCATCAGCTCTAACTTCTCTATAAACTCAGGTATGATAGAGATACGTGCAGATGTTAAAGTGTATCGTGTAAATAAGATTGTATGCCCACGCTCATAGGTAAGTATAACAAGCAAAGCATTTATTGAGAAAGACTTACCTGAACCCCTACCACCTGTAACAACAAAGTATCTACTATCCTCTGTGGATATAGGTAGGTATTTCTTATGTATGTTAATCGACAAACTTAATTAAGTCCTTAAAGTTTATATTTAGCCCCTCAGATGAGTTTATATCCATACTTTCTTTTGGCTTACCATAACGATAGCTGAGATATAGTTGGATTGCTCTCATATCGCCTTTTGCTACGAGTTCCCCTAACTTAGCAAGTGCTGTATCACTATCTATAATCGCATCTAAGCGTTCTACTAATTTAGCTTCGTCTGCTTTGGGCTTTCTACCTGCCCCTTGTCTTGCGCCACCATGCATCTTGAAAAAAGTTGATTATTCAACTATATAACGTAATTATTCAGGATTTTGTGTACCCTTTAATTCCTGCACCTCTTTAGCTAATTGATTAACCATTAGGTAGAGTTTTGTTGTAGCTCTTTCTATCTGCTCAATCTTTTGTGCTTGAGTCCACTTCTTTTGCTTCATCGTTTCTTATTTTGGTCAACGTATAATGCACGTTTGTTTGTTCTGTGATATTGATAAGTGTTCTGCCATTCAGGCATAGGGATAAACTTAATATCCTTATCTATCTCTGCTCTTGTCTTTTTTCGTTTCATCTAATTGTTTTTCGTATAGTGCGCAGTCATTACATTGAAACACGCATCGTGAGTAAGTAAATTCATCATCAAGGCATATAAAGTTATTTCTTTCCATCTTCATATCCTTTTAGGTATCCTATAAACCAACAAAAAGCACATAGTACCATTGTTGTTAAGAACCCACTAAAGTCCATATATAGTATCATAATCGTTTGTATCTAAGGTCAGGTCTATCTTCATTACTAAAGTGTTCTATCATTCTATCACAATACTTTAATATCTTAGGATCATCGGTTGTTGTTTTCCAATGTTTGTAATATCGTATCATGTGTATCATTAGAATAGTCTTTGTTGTTGTTTGTGTTGTTCTATTCGCTTAATGGCAGCTTCGTAATAGTCTTTATCGAGTTCGCACCCTGTAAGCTCAAACCCTAAATTATGACACGCTATTGCTATTGAGCCACTACCTAAATGAGTGTCGAGTATCTTATCATTTTCTTTAGCGTAATTCTCTAACAACCATTGATAAAGTCGTATAGGTTTTTCAGTAGGATGTATTGTATTTTGTTTTAACAAATCAACTCTATTTATATTTACTACTCTTGTAGCACAATTAAAACTACTATAAGCAAGTTCGCAATCGCTCATCGTTAACCCTGTTTGACCTTTAAACCAAACTACCCACCCTTTTGTTCCTTTCGTTAAGTGCCTAACAAAGTAATTAGCACCCCATATTATTTGATTCTTTGAAACTCTTTCTAATTCATTAAAATACTTTTTATCAGGTATTTCATTATCCCATTGTTTTTGCTTGTGATATTTTCTGTCGGATTGCTTACCTTTTTTATTTTCTTTTTGACCATCAATACCTAAACCATAAGGTGGGTCAACGATAGCAAGGTCAAAGTAGTTATCCTCATACCTTGCCATTAAATCCATACAGTCCTCGTTTGTTATCATTCTGTTGTTATTGCGTTTGCATCGTATATGGTCGCTTGTTGGTTTCTCGGTTGTATATTAAACCCTACTAACATAGCTTCTAAGCGTATTTTAACATCGTTTCTGCGTTCCTCAGGTACTTGGTCTATGAGTGAGTACAAAGGGTTCTCTATGCGCTTTGCAACCATCTCTATCGGTTCGTCCTTTATATTGTAGAATATGTTATACACTTTGTCAAAATCTCTTTTGAAGTCTTTATCGTGTTTGTAGTAATGGGTAAACCTATTCAGGTGGTGTAGGACAGTTGCGTGGTTTTGCTTAAATGATTCTGAGATATGCCTTTTAACTATTTCCTGCTCTCTCATTATTTTATAAGCCATCATCCTACCCTTTACTACTTTGTGCTTACGATTGTTCTCAGTTATATCTATGCCTAAGTGTTCTTTGATGATTTTCTCTAATCGTGTCTTGATATCTTTTGTGTAAGTCATTTAATCGTGCTTAATTTATTTTTAACAAACTGATTGTAATATGTAACTACGTTATCCTTTGTGGTGTTTAAGTATGGTGGCATACTTCTGTTAAGATACAGAGCAAATTTAACCAACTCTTTAAGCATCTTATCTACACTATTTGTTTTGCGAATTACCTTATTAATGATAACTGCCAAAGCACACTTAGTCAGCTTGTGAGTCATTTTATCCCACTCAAGACACTTATTAATCTCATCTATGTAGGATGATTGCAATAGATAATATAATCTCAATCGTGTTGATGCGTTGCTTTGTATTTTTGCGTTCCCTGTTCTAAAAGAATCGTTTGATGATTGAGTGAATAGCATCCTGATAGATGCGTGTGAAAATACACCATTAATACCCATAGCTTCATCAAGTTGCTTAGGTGTTTCAGGGCTGTTATATATCTTGTTCCAAACAAACGTATAAAAGTTATCATTATCAAAAGGGTTCACACTTCGCTTAGTTGCGTGAAATCTGATATAGTCCTGTATCTGTAATGGCTTTCGTATGTTGTTAAGTGATAGAAAAACATCCTCAGGTTTTACCTTTGTATCATTTGGCACTACAACAGCGTGTATCTCTTGCTCAGGCATCTTCTCAATTACAGAGCTTAACCTTTGGTATCCATCCTCTACTGAATATAACCCTTTGCGTATTTCGTATAATGTTACTGCTGTTAAAAACCCATTCGCTTTGATTGAGTTGTTTAAGTTGCTTATGTGATGTTTCTCTTTCCATCTTTGATGTAGGGGGATTGTTATTTGATTTTTTAAATCCCCTGCTTTAAATGTTCTTATTTCCGTTTTCATGTTATAAAATTCCTGTTAAACAATAATTATCTAAATCTGCGCCATGTATAAAAAAGGTCTCAAAAACTTCTATGGCTTCATGTGTTTTTCTTTTACCCTCATTGTAAAACTCTTCTGATACATCGTATATCGCTATGTCAAGAGTTCCTTTGTCCATTACACCAAACTTAAACTCTTTGTAAGGTACGTTAAATAATTCACAATAAATATACACCTGTATATCGTATCCGTATTTACGTGCTGAGTAAGGGAAGCCCTTTATATCAGTTGTAGTCTTTAAGTCAACGATTTTGTTCTTACCTAACACATCTGCTTTTGCTCTAAAGGGATAACCACCTATCATACCACAGGCAGGTACTTCAAACTCACTATTATCTAATAGTCTTAATGCCTGTTCGTTTCTTAGGAACGCATCAGCTAATCGCTCAGCATCTCGTTTCTCTTTTATTGTAAATACTTTGCCATGCTCTGATAATGCTTCCTTATACTTCTTTGTGTTTTTGCTTTGCACATCTACAAAGATTTGGTCATTGAATACATCAGGTTCTAAGATGGCAGTATGGAAGAGCCACCCATCTCGTAATGGTTGAGATTCAGGCGAACCATAGTCCAATATATATTTATACTTCTTTGGGCTTTGGTGTAGCATCTTTATTGATGATGAGCTTAGTGCTGCCTTAGCCATATATCCATAGTAAAACTCATCTTCTCTTAATAAATCTATGAGGGTGTCTTTCTTAAAGCGTTCCCCATTTAGTAATGTTATCTCGCTCATCTTTGGTCTGCTTCAAAACAAGTTCCACTACAATACTCTGCTAACCTGCCTACTTCTGTGCCACACATAGGGCATGAGTACTCAGGCTCTTCTATACATTTTAAATAATCACTAAATTCCATATTTGTTATCTTTTAAATTCTCTAACTCTTTCTCTGCTCGTCTTGCACGTTCTACAAGTCTTTGCACTGATAAGCGTTCCTGTTTTACAATACGCTTATAACTATACCTTTCTAACTCTAATTGATTAATGTAGAACACAAGTCGTAAGGCTGCTTCTGATATCTTTTGCAGTTCCTCATTGTCTGACTTCTCTTGCCATTTGCTGATTGTTTCTAAAATCTCAGCAGAATCAATCATATATTGTAATTGAGCAAAATCCATATCAAACATATAATAATTCCTGCAAGTCCTATCTGTGCATAGTCTAATCTCATAGCCCTAAAAACTTTTTGGCTTTAGACCACCACACATTTTGAGTGTAGTATAAGTTAAACTCTGTTTGTGTCATTACTTCTATCTTATCGCCTTTGTTTACGATGTAAAGTCCTGTGGGTGTTATTTTAAAAACCATGCTCTTAGTATATAAGTTAATAATAAGATATCTAAAATAGCAATCCAAAAGCATAGAGCTATCAATACCATATACATTGCACCCTCTATGTTATTAAAGTAGTTGAATAATTTTCTCATATAATCGTTTTAATGTAAAAAACATAGGTGGGCTAATAGCTGCTTCGTATTATAACCTCTTGGATATCCATGTAGACCTATGTTTGTTTTAATGTTATACAAATATAATAAAAAAATGTTAATAAACAAATTTTTACTTTTTTCTATACTGAACAGCACACACAGCAAGTCTTTGGTCTGTGTTAGGATACTCTTTCATCATTGTAGGATTCCCCATACAGCGTGTCATAAAGTCCTTTCTGTCCTCTCTTGGTTTTGGTGTTGGTAATGGCATATCTATATATTTAAGTGCATTATTGTATT